AGCATCATTGTAGGTCTTGTCATAAAGGGGACGAATAATCAGTTGACGCTCGGTCTTGCCCTCAGGATCAATTGCATCCCAGTCGTCTGCATAAGATTCAATGATCATATCCCTGCGTTCATCAAAGGTGAACGGATTGCGGATCGTGCGAGCCTTACCTGCCGAACCTACGAGAATCAATACATGTCGGGATTTTTCTAGTGCGATGTCAATGACACGCTTATGTTCTTTATGAAAGGGCTGAAAACGTCCCACAAAGACCAATAGGTCAAATTCTTTTTCCATTGCTACAAACTCCTTGTTAGCGTTTTTATATAGAAGGTCTATCCCTCTACAAGTCTATTTATACACGAATAACAGGGTGAAGTCAATAATTTCCTTCACCCCATATTAATCAACTACTTTGCAATAACGACACTGGAACCCAAATGCATTCTTACGAAAGTCACCAAATTTGGAATCAGTATAATATACATAATCATTATCAACATTAGTGATGGTAACTTCACGGTCACCACCGTCAGCAGGTGCCCAAATCTGACCAGCCTTAATTTCATCAATAGGAAAAATATAACCACATACGAGTTTGCGACCGTTGATAATTTCAGTATGCATTTTACTTTTTCCAGTCAGGAAGTTTGTCTACCCATTTGAGACAGAACGCCTCATAGCGTTGCTTATATGCGCGGCGGTCGCGCCTGTCAATCAAAAACCCGGCCAACATAATCGCAATGCCGAAACCGTAGCTCCAGATCAAGTGTTGATAATGGTAGATATGTTCTACAGTGAATAGCATTGCTGTCATGCATGTCAGCCAGACACCGCCCAAAAGCATGATCGGAATGCCATTATTGGCGTTACTCTGTTGCAGCCTGCGCCATTCTGCGCGGAATTGGAGGGAGTTCTCCCAGCCATTGCGATAGTCTTCGTTCATTTTGTATTTCCCTCTATTGATTGCTGTGTTTTTACAGCACGTTATCAGTCAACCAACATTGAATCTTTTCAGCGTCAGCTTGGGTAAACCCGAAACCATCCATAAGCAGAGTATTTTTAAGATACTTGTGCAGGTGTGCATTATTTTGGAAAATTTCAGGATTTTCATCAATTGTCTTAATAATGTAATTCATCTTCCAAGGAACAAGATGCTTGCCTTCAAACGAACTAAGATAAGTTTGGAATTTGATAAACTTGTCCATGATTAGTCTCCTTACCAATTGTTACTACGATTGATTTCTTCATCAGTGAACTGCCCACCTGAACGATCAGGGTTTTGAGTCCAACTATCTTCAATACTGCGGTCTTGATACCGCTTGATTTCTTTGACCGCCCACCGGCAATATTCTTGGTGATTGAGGGTCATCGTAACAATAGTATTTTCAAGTTCTTTGATCATCAGATAAGCATCATTCATAAGAGGATCGTTGCCCTTTTCAAACAACTCAGCCTTGATTGCTTCCAGCGTGTCAATATCAATTTTTCCAAGCATATTGTCAGTCATATTCCTATATCCTATTACAGAACGTTATCAATCAACCAACGCTGAATCTTTTCAACATCATGCTCATGAAAGCCTTCCATCAGAAGGCAGTTGTCAAGATAAGAAGACATGCGAGAATTATCTTGTGCAACAAGAGGATTACCGAGAATTCCATTAAGAATACCGTTTGCTTTCCATGCCTTGAGGTATCCACCACCAAGCGAATTGACATAATCTTGGAACTCAACATACTTGTCCATTACATGTCTCCTTGTTGTACAATTCCGTAACCGGCATCAATCTCTTCAACAGGAATAATGCCTGCTTGAAATTCCGCATAGATGCGTTTGAACTCGGACTGTTCATTCACAACGATGCCAAAATCACGCTTAACGTATTTGGCATTAGCTGCAATGATAGCCTTGATTTTACGTTTAATGTACTGATTGTTCATTATCAGTCTCCTTGTTATATGATTCGTGTAACAAGGAGACTTTATGTTGTCAAGAGGTTTCTTCAAATATGTTTCCAGATTCGGTTAAATCTAATGGATTTTATAGTTCCGGCACCGACTCCATATTTCATGGCAATGGCTGCATACACCGGTTCTGCTTGTCCATATTTGGGATTTTCAGGAAGTCCATCCTTTAACTCTTTTCTTATATCACGCACCATACTTTCTGTTAATATTGATCGTGCATTCAATTCCCCAACCCTTGATGGAAGGTTGTCCTTTGCCTTTTTTGCAACCTCTGGACGTTTCATGGGGCTGTTATCTCCTTTTGTCTTGCATTCATATCCATCCTTTTTGGAATAATGGTTTTCTCCGGATATTTTTGCTCTGACAATCGGGTCTGCTGCGGAAATGCGTCTGTGTGTTATCCATTGTTCGCTGTTAACAACCTGTTTATGTTTTTCAATGATTTCCGGTCTACTCATGGGATTAGCGTCTCCATACATTGGAGTAAATGCCCTATTTGAGGTTTTATTTATCCATTGATCCATCGTAACCACGTTCATACGACGAAGGACCTTTTCTTCCCAAATCCTAGCCTTTTTTTCAGATGTGAATGTCCGTCTTATCTGCACAACATCAGGCTCTCCATATAGAGATACAGTATTGTCAACATATTTACTAGAGGTTTTATACTTAACCCAAAGATCAGATGGGTGACAATCTTTTGCATATCTAACTCCATAATACCAGAGATTATGTGTTGACCATCCTATTAGATATGTATACGGTATATTGTTCATAGTTATTATCGTCCTTTTGATGAACGATAATACTATTGTAACGGCACACGGAATAAGTGCCCACTGTTTTAATTCGCGTTAGTATTATCAGATATATTTATGCTTTATATGACTTACCCATTTTTACTACGTAAAGCATTGCCCAAAGTGTTGATGTTGCTTCCTTGACGGCGAATAGTTTTGTTGTTTAGCTCAAGTGCTGATGCCATGCGATGAACCTGCTCACTTAGTACTCTCACTCTTTCCTCAAGATACTTGATTCTTTTTTCAGAATCAGTTTGTTTTGGAAGCGGAAGTAGATTGTCTTCTGTTTCTACGATTCTCTTATTTGTATACATTTTTGGCATGTTATGAATTAATCCCATTCAATTTAAATCTTACAAACTCAGCAATGTGATCTGCAATATTTACGCCACAATACTTTTCAAATCCTTCAAATCCGGGTGCTGAATTGGCTTCACAAACTTTATATCCATTTTCAGCAAATAACAAGTCAACACCCGCAATTTGCAATCCACAAACTCTTGCTGTTTCACGAGCAATATAATCAATTTCGTCGGTGACCTCAAAGCGTTCTCCGTGTCCACCATTTGAAATGTTGGCGCGGAAGTCACCGACTGGAGCAACGCGTTTCATTGCCCCAATTACTTTACCACCAACCACAAATACCCTAAGGTCTTCTCCGGGTCGGTGTCCTACGTATTCCTGCACAAGCAATGTCTTTGCACTACTCAAACTTTCAACAAATTCCATCAACTTTTTAAAGTCTTTTTTTCGTTCACAAAGATATACACCTTCACCATAACTACCGTTCAAAACTTTAACAATGCATGGCCATCCTATTTTGTTGTCTACAAGACCAATATCAACCGGAAAGCGAACGAGCATGGTTGTTGGAATAGGAATATGATTACTTGATAAAATCTGAGATGTTCTGAGTTTATCTTTTGCAATTTCAATACTATCGGCAGAGTTTACACAGAGAATCTGTTCTTGTTCAAATTGGCGGATCAGTGCTCTTGCAAAACCATTTGTTCCCGATCCAGTACGAGTCAAAAACAATTTTGGTTTTTCAATTGCAGAACCTTCATATTTGATACCGGTTTCGGCACTTTGGTTTACTACTATGTCATATTTATCGGGATGAGTGATCTTTGCATCTATATCGTGATGCGCGAAACTTTCAAGAAGACGGTGATTTTCGTATTCTTCTAAACGTTTAGATAAAATAATGACTGACATGAAGGCTCCGATTACAACAGTATTTATTCAAAATAAGATAGAACTTTAATATCATGAACCAGAGTTAAATATGAAACAATTGGGTGATCTGCTGGCTCAATAGTAATATGATATCCTCCGCCCGCTCTCACATATGGATAGTATTTTACACCTGAATTTCTGATCGCGGTGTTGACTTCGCGAAAGGCATCCCAAGATACGTGAAACTTAATCTTCTTCATCGTGCTCATTCATTTGTTTCCAATACCAATCCGGATCATGATTTAAATCATCATAATCTTGATATTGTTTTTCATTTGGCATAAGGACACGAAACTTATCACCCGCTGATAGTGTCAGGAATGATAGTTCCGATTTATTCATGATGTCAGTTACATAGAAAGTGGTACCACATCTGCCACCAATCGTCTTGAATGTCCCGTGTTTGATCTTAGACTGTTTAATTGCGTTTTCAACATCTTTCTTACCGTTACGCGTATACACGATTCGCGTAATACCTTTCGCTTCATTACGAAGACGAATCTTATCATGTTCCATAAGTTTGGTGATGTTGGCACAGTTTTCCTCATCAATAACGAGAAGACAGTCTTTGACTTTGATACTGCCTTTGGTTGATGGGTTATCTGGGGTTTCTTTGGTAGACCACGGTCTACTACAGTCTACGTGTTCTACGTAGAAGGATTTTCCCTGTGTTTTTACTACCCACATAGGGATGGTAGGATCAGTTAAGTGCCCTTTATTAAAATGGAACACTAAATCTTTACATGCTAATTCTAAAATCTATGACATGTCAATTAACTCCTTTTTCAATTAATTTGCAGTTATCAAAATGATAACGATACATTGTATTTACGCCGCCCTCTTTATTACAATGCGGACAAATGACTTTCTTTTTAGGAACATTTTTATTTGCTGCGGATGCTCCTGGATTAGGCAATCCTTTTTTTGGAGAAGGTTTACCTTTTATTGCTCTACCAGTTCGTCCTTTTAATGGAGACTCTCTACCTTTCAGTGGTGATGGGGAGCCTTTATTCGGTGCAGACCGGCCTTTAGTAGAATTTGAAATTTTTTCTTTATGTTCCTCGGTCAACTTGCGACCTTTTAACGCCGATGGGCTTCCTGGAACAAACCCGTTTATGCCATTTTCGGGTTCTAGGTTCGCCCACTCGTATGACTCTACGATTGTAAACAGATTACTAAATATCAAACCGAAAATCACACATTCATCTTTATCAGTGAAAACTTCCGATTTCCATATTGTTTCAACATATCTGACACCGTGTTTTTTGATATGGGTTTTCCAATATTTCCCTCCACCCCTGTAACGACCATTTGTTACCATTAGATTGGTAGTTTTTCCGAAATACTTTAAACCGGTTAGGCTATGACGTTTAATATAAAAAATGGTAGGTTTGAACATAATAATATATTTATCTATAATACTAGAATATTCAATCTATGCCATTTTCTTTCTCCTTTTTTGTACATTTTGTGGTATAAAATGTTTCATATTTAATCTTAAGTTCATGTTTTGCCGCGTCTGATATACCGTATGCGAGCGCAAATCTATGCTTTTCTACAGAACAAGAAATATATTCATTAGCGAATTCTGGTTCAGTACCCCCGGACAGTCCCTCAACTCTAATAATAGATGAATCTGATGAGCACAAATAATTAATTATCTGTGACATATTTTCATCAGTAGATGGTTGTCTGACCGTAAGTTCTAATGTTTTATTCTTATAATCCGCAACAATGTTCTCAATGTTTTTACTAAATATTGCTTCTGGGTCGATGTTTTCATCTAAAACTACTCTAAATCTGTATACCAATAGTGGCATGATAAGCATAAATTATTCCTTAGTTTGGTGATAGTTATTTTTGTGTCAGGAAACTATCAAAACCCCGTGAGCACAGCCCGTCCTGTTTTCGTGTCATCGGAAGCGGAATATGATTACAGGTCCGCTATAGGTATTTAGTTATTTTGAAACACTGCTACAATAATTGCTACGTATGTCAGTTGGTGTATAAGCTGATCAAATCCAGTCAACTGCCAGAACTGATTATGTGTCGTGGGACCCCAACCTTTAATGCGATTGATGTTCATTTTCGCCCAATCTGTCATATAATGTACGACAAATTCACACAGAGGAATAAAATAAACCAATTGACTATTGATTGGCAAGAAACAAGAAACAATAATAAATGTAGCACATGCATGGAAGTATGAATGGGAGATTCCACCCCAATGTCCAAATGTTCCTTTATTTTGCCACATGACTGGTGGTTGCCAATAGAAGTCAAAAATAAAGTGCTTGACCTGCAAGGCGATCAGCAACCATAATACCATATTCATAAATTATCCTTGCTGCGAAAGAAGATGCTTAAGAATATTCTCGGGCGATGATTCACCATATGGGTCGGTCGCACAATTATGCTCAATACCCGGCTCAATAAACCACTTTTCAATCACGCCGTTATTAATAATTGCAGCATAGCGCCACGAGCGAACGCCGAAACCAAGATTTTCCTTGGAAACCAACATATTCATTGCACTGGTAAAAGTACCAGAACCATCAGGAATAAATTTTATATTCTGAATGTTTTGGTCTGCTGCCCATTTGTTCATTACAAATGAATCATTCACCGAAATGCAGTAAATGTCATCAATTCCAAGTTCTCGGAAAGCCTCATAATTGTTCTCAAAGCCGGGAAGTTGGTATGTTGAACAGGTTGGCGTAAATGCACCAGGAAGTGAGAACAAAATTACTCGCTTACCACCAAAGTAGTCGTAAGAAGTTACGTCCTGCCAACAATATGGATTTGGTCCATCAATACTGTCATCACGGATTCGGACTTTGAACACTACTGCCGGTACTATTGTTGGGAGTGCTTCTGTCATTATATTTCTCCTATTGAATAATGGTGCGTGTGGAGAGAATTGAACTCTCATTCCATCGTTTAGAGTGACTTGTAATAACCATTATACTACACACGCACATAAGTCTATAATATCACATTTTATATTAAATGCAATACTTTTTTGTAAAAATTATTGTAGACATACCGATTCAGGAGATGCACCTTCGGGCACAAGAACCCAAGCATAGTTGTCACCATTTCCCATCCATAGTGCATATCTACCATTAGCATTACCGCCGACGAGATGGTAAATTTTGGTGCCATCGTGACATATACGAGTAATCTCAAAACTATCCGGATTATTAGGATCAGTTGGTGTTGTAGTGGAGTTTTCCGTAGAAGTGTTGACGGGAGCAGAACCGCATCCCGTCAACATTACAGACAAGCCAATCAAGATCAGGCTAATCTTACGCATTACTTGTTCGGGATATTCAACATCATGTTGCTGTTACCGCCAGCAACATAGGTAGGAAGCTGGCCATCCCACTTGTCAATCCACTTCTGCTGAAGAATGGCAGGATTGGTGCGAAGTGCTTCTGCTTCAATCTGGGTGGCCTTTGCTTCACCTTCGGCCTTAGCGATGCGGGCGCGGGCTTCGGCTTCGGAGGTTGCGACATTAGCTTGGGCAGCAAGTGCGGCCTGTTCGTTTGCCATACGCAAATTGATCTGCTTCATGATTGAATCAGGAAGGCGGATCGGGCTTGCCAAATACAGACGTTCAACAACCAGACCCTTTGTAGCGAAGATAGCCTGCACACGAGCCTGTGCGGCATCAATAAGCTCGGCGCGCTTAGGTCCATAGATTTCCTCTACGGTCATGTTACCTGCTACCTTATTCAGGGCATCACGAACGGCGGGCCGAACCTGTGTGGCAAGAATAGCATCCATATCTGCACGGTATGTAGTAAACAGCTTAGGAGCCAATCCTTGGTCAACGTGATAGCTAATAGCAACATCAGCGGTGACCTGAAGACCATTCTTATCCGAGAAGGTCATTTCTTCATTAATAGGCTTGCCTTCATGTGCGGATTGAGTCCAAACATACGTATTGGTATAAATCGGGTATTCATAGATGTTGGTGCCCGGACCTGCGAAGTAATAACCAACACCAAGTGCTTCTGGCTGTACACCAGCATCAGAACCAAGATTGTTTACCTTAATGCCAACATGGCCAGGTTCAACCCGAGAACATGCGGCAAGAGAAAGTGCGGCTGCGCCGAGTAGAATTGCATTACGAATTTTCATTCTTAGTTTCCTTATTTACGAGGTTATACACTTTGCTGGCAACAAAACCGACAATACCGCAAGCCAGCATGACCATTGCGATAAGCCCCGCATCTGTATGTGAGTTGATTAAACCCGCAAACAAATGTGGAAGACCGAAAAACATGATAAACAACGCGAGAGGAATACTCGCGAACATTAGGAATACTTTCATTTTCTTTCTTTTCTCTCTTTTTATGTGTTTAAGAGAACTCATGTATAGCATTGGAAGGGGTATATGTCAAGAAGTTTCCTTCATTCGTTCCTTGGTAGTGACCCAGAAAACCAATTGATCTATTTCTTCTCCATTTAGATACCAACATTTAGAGCCATCTACCCGTTCAATAGCAGGTCCATCTTCGCGATGGAGCTTGTCATTCAGATACCACCACTTGGAACCATCTGCATATTCAGCAGCAGGTCCATCTTCGCGATGGAGCTTGTCATTCAGATACCACCACTTGGAACCATCTGAGTATTCAGCAGCAGGTCCATCTTCGCGATGGAGTTTGTTCTTCAGATACCATTCCTTGGCTCCATCTGCATATTCAATAGCGGGTCCATCTTCGCGATGGAATTTGCCGTTCAGATACCATTTCTTGGTTCCATCTGCTGTAATAGTCATGATTGGCTGTTCAGACATTTATAAAATCCTTTAACACACGGGAGAATTACACACTAATCGCCAATATGTCAAATGTTTTTTGTGTCTTCTTTGAATTTTTCTATGGATATTTTTTCTTGTAGTGTAGGCTCGTTAAAAAACTTCCTCGGATTGCCACACATTACACAGCTTGAATCACCGCAATTTAACGCATGCATCTTTGCATATCGGTGAGGCTGATTCTTATTATGATTTACGCCCGCTGATTTTGCTATACGTTTTTGGCGCGCAATTGCATTTGCTGTTCGGGCGCGGCGAGAAGAACGTTTGAAATCATCGCTCACTCTTTTTTCCTTGAGTTAGGGTTATGAACGTTTTGTTGGGTGTCCAGCCTCTCTTGTTGCTGCTGAGGCGTCCATCCCATGTTTTTGATATTACCGTTTTTCACGAGCAAGTCAATAAGTTTACGTCCACTATTCAGGCGATTTAGATTCATTATGTTATCCTTTAATGGGCAGTGTGATATAAATGCCACACTGCCCTACCAATTTAGTCAATAGATGCGTTTGCGCCACACTTGGCTTTTTTGGACTGTGTGAGTGCACCAAAATTTACACTCCATTCTTTACCAACAGGAACTTCCTGTGCATTGTTTGGAAGCCCAAAACGAACACCAGATTCTTGTTCAATCTGCGCGATTGATCTACGATAACGAGTTAAATCATTACCAAGATTGGGGTATGGTGCAACATGTGGGAAATACCACCCAGCAACATAACCAGTTTGATCATCAATAACAATCTTGTAGAACGCATGCGGCACTACCACGCCAGTTCCGATACGTTTATCAGATGGTCCATAAATTGCACCAGAAATTGCGGTAAATGGACGATTTTGTTGAAATACCCAACCACGAAATGACGTTTCCAGTAATTTCCAAATACCACGGTTTAACGAACCTGCCTGTGGCGTCATGTTAGTCATCAGAAATGATTCAAGTTCAACTTGCGGGTTCCACGACTGATCACCATCTGGTGCCATGTGTCCCTTGTCGTAACCCGTTCTTGCATAGTCCTGTGGAGTTGCACTTCCTTGAATGCTCATATCAGTAGCAAATGCATTTGAACGAGGCACACATCCCAATGCAGCCTGTGGAGTAAGTGTCCATTGAACATATTCTGGAATTTTTGAAGTGGGATCAAATCCCACGAGATATGCTTCGCGGCAGATAAATTCTACTGGACGAGAAGACTGTGGTGCACCAAAAGGTGCGTGGATTGAACATTGCTGAAGTGGGAGAGGTGCTCTCTGATTCCATGCAAATGATGGTGTTGTAAATGATACCGATAATGCTAATAGCATCACAAATACCGTCAGTAACTTTTTCATATTTTACTCCTGTAAGAGTATTATTTATGAATAGTCATTCTTTCAATATATTAAAAATTTTGTAATATGTATTTTACGTTTGGCGCAATGCATCAATCGTTTCCTGTTCTGCTTTCAGTCGGTTAATGCGGATTTGAATGGCTTCCACACCGTCCGTCGCCACCCACATAAGAGCTTCTTGAAAATGTCCTGCAATACGAGGATATTTGAATTCATCTCCATCATATTTTTTATGAAGAAGAGAAATATATTCATCAACGGCGGCAGTGGCGATTTCATACTTATTCATGACAATCTCTTTCGTTTAAATGTGAAGTGACCCTACACTCAAAAGAATGTAGGGTCAATAACTTTTTAGCCACATTCACTCGTGTATTCACGATGATTATCACCAGCACCAAACATTTGTTCCATGCATTCAGCATGAACAAAATCATAGTTTTCTTCCGTAAGTTGATCAAGCTGACGATCATTCAAGGGTGCACCGTTTTCAAACTCAGCATAGGAGATATACGCATCGCAAAACTTGGGATAGTCCTTGAAGTCAACTCCTTCAACTTCTGCAAACAGAACCTTACGACCATTCAGAAACAAATTCATTTGAAATCTCCTT